AACGAGGTTAAGGTCCTCGAAGGCGAGGTCAAGCAGATTAAGGCAAACTTGTACAGATTGTGCTGGTGGATGAGAGGATCCTTGGATCTATCTGACAGTTATAATTTATGTGCCGAGGACATTACTCTTTTAAACGATCTTGTGAAAGAAAATCTAGAAACTGCTAAAAAATCTGGACAGCCTTTTTTCTAGGCAGGTGTTTTAATTTTTTTGGATTTTGTATCTATCTTGAAACCAGCGTTTTTCAAAGTGTTAACTGCATTCTGAATTTCATCATCTGGCATCATGTTGTCATCACCAGCATCTGTTGCGTAGGCACTCTTCTTAGTGCGTTGTCCTAACTGTGATTGAAACCCTTTTCTAACAAAGCCTTTCATTACCTGTTTGACCTGTGCTTTTGTCAAAGGTATATCAACTTCATTCAGTATTGATTCCAGTATTGCTTCGCTGTATATTGAGTTTGACAATGGAAGTTCCATTTGTCCATCTGGAGTAAGATCTGACTTCTTAGGAGTAAATGCTTTCTTAGCGGCTCCCGCTACCTTGCCCATGCCCTTGCTGACCATCTTAGCGGCTTTGACGCCGGCGCCAGCCGCGGCTTTTGCGCCTTTCGTAACTTTTTTAGCACCCTTGGCTAGTATTCTACTCATGCTAGGATCTTGATTAATGAAACGCATCACTTCTGAAGGCTTGTTAGCAAATCCTTTTGATACCATGAACTGTCCTAAACCTTTAGCAGTCATGCCGCCTAGATCAGGACGCTGTTTAGCAACAGCAAAAAAGTCCTTGTAAAGGTCGTTTACTTCCTTGTCCAATTCCGCGTCTAGTTGTGCGGCCTTGCCCATAGCTGTGTTTTTGCCCAATGTACGCTTTAAAAAGCGAATTGGTCCTTCATTTGTCTTTTTTGACTCTGTTAAAACGTCTATAACCTTCATCCTGAACTCCTATTCCATTATATTTATGCTTTTGAATACATAATTACTTATTAAATAATCGACTATGATTACTAGATATCAGATAGTTGACCCTACGGGCAAGGTAGTTGATGAACTTAACTCGCAGGAAGAAGTCAACCAATACGTAGCAACCAAACGTGATCAAGACCCACATTTTCAATTCGAAGTAATTCCCATAGAAGTGAGTAGCGTGAAGCCTGGATTTGGCCGTGATCCTGATCTTCATTAAAGATCTCAACGATTGCGATGATCCGTGTGATGATTGTACGCATTGGATTGGATTGATCTAAAGATCAATCGTGTTATCGCTGTCGCTCTAACACTTGTTATTTGCTAGTATTAAGTGCGAAGCACTTACGTTTCATGTAGATTGTTCAGTCAGACGGAACCTATCCGCTGGTTCCATCTATCCCAAGCTTCATGTGAGTTCGCACAGCCGAGACCGGAAGTAGGTATTTGACTTGCTCCATGGGCTCTGACCTTTCCCAACCTACGTCGACATCACGAAAATCTGCGTAACCGGTTTTGCTACCGCAACCGCTTCGCGGATCTCGCTATCTCCCGCTTCGTTCCTTTGCTAGGAGTTTTTTGGAGCAACAGTTTAGTGGACACGCCAGTTCTGATGTAGCTCGTGGCTACACCTCAAAGCGGATCGAGCCTCCTCGATCAAACAGCGTCCTATATTGCCTAGATTTTTTTTAGTTGTTCTTTAAGAATTTTTGAACTGCCTACCCGCACATTGATGATTCCATTGTAGTATTCATCAGTTTCTAACACTCTGCGGTTGAATTGTTCCCTAGCCTCTAAATAACTCATTAAGCCTCTGCTTTGACATAGATACAATATTTCTCTTGTAAAATTTTCTGGTCCTATTTTTTCAACGTCAGCAATCAAATGATCTGAGGATCCCCAGTAATCTCGCCAATCGCTTTCTACTTTGCTTCTTCTTTTGTTTTTCTTGCCTTTGAGTGGTGGGCGTGTTTTCTTAAATTTGGCTAATTTCTTGCCTATATACTTTTTATCGTTGGTCTTATTGGTTATTAGATATACAAATCCCTCTATATCTTCGGGTAATTCTTCTATTTCTTTACCTTGGTAAGTCCATCGCATATGGATACTTACCCTAGCCTAATCTTCTGGGACGTCCTTTTTGGAATTATGCCTGTCGTGTACTTCATCCATGCGTTGTTTTGCTAAAGATCTTATTTCACGAAGCCATTTGCGAGTCTCTCTGTGTGTACGTACTGAATTTCTTGCTTCAAATGCTTCATTTGCCTTGAAATATGCCATATATGCCTTGGTTAACTTATCATGTATGTCATCATGCATTCTTTGCTATTCCTATCATGCGTTCTACTAGACTGCCGAAGCCTACTTGCCTCTGCATAGTCAAGAGATTTCTAATTCCCAAGCCTTCAAAACTTTCTAATGTTAGCTGTGCTACAGCACTACGGTGTTCACCATCTAATAGATCAACTAAAACTTTTGCTGTGCCTTTTGTTATCCAAGCATCTGCGTCATGTTTATAAGACATAGTTCCATCTTCATTAACTTTTCCTACGACCCAAAGGTTACTAGCACAACCTCTTATTTTATTTTCGTCTATTTTATCTTTATCTTCTAGAGGAGGTACTTCTCTAGCTATGTCAATAAGATACTGTAATCTATCATGCCCTTCTAACGGAGCCATTTCTTCACCACGATTTTTAATTTTATCTAATATCATCTTTCATTAAATATTTCCACGTCATTTTCATATGATGTAAAGCCGTTTTCCTTAACTACTTTTAGTACGTGTGTAACTCTACCAACCAATTCGTCCTTGTGCGATATGAGATAAACGTTTTTGTGACGTTCTCTACCCATCTTCTTTAGTATAGCTAAACTGTTTTCAACTCCACTAGTATCCATACCTGAATCAACAAGCTCGTCAATGAACAGTAGATTAATATTTTGATACAAGCTCTCCCAAACATCTCTGAAAGCAAAACTCATACCAAGAATCAACCTATTACGCTCACCTCTGGAAAGATTGTCAAAATCAAGATCCTGACCTAACTGTGTGATTTCAACACTCAAATCGTTCATAAACACAACTTGATGTGGAAGTCCTAGCTTGTCAAGATAATGTGTGAGCCTGTTGTTCAAGTATGCCAAGTTTTGATCAATAATCTTTTTACGTATAAAACTATCTTTGTTTGTCAATAGTTTTAATAAGAACTCTTGATGTTCTTTTAGATCATTGAGTGCGTTGATTGTAGTCCAATCAACTTCTTGGATTCCTGTTTTAGTCAAATCATCAATTTGTTCCTGATAAGGATCAGTTTCATTTTGACTATTTTCTAATGCTTGTTTAAGTTGTGCTACATTTTGTTTGTGATCATAAACTTCCTTGATAGTTTCATAAAAAGTATCAGGTCGGCCATTTATATCACCTATTTCTGTAAGCTCATTGTTTGCTTCGGATAATTTATCTGTTATTTCTTTTTGATAAGAAACAGCATCTTCTAATTCTTTGGATTTTTTGTTTTCTATTTCTTTTACTTTATCCTCTTGTAGTTCTTGACCACAAGCATAACACACAGCATTATCAAGTTCTTCAATATCTTTTTTGACTTTATCTACTGAATTGTTAGCTCTTAGCAATGTAGAGTCTAATGTTGCTGTTTCTTTCTTAAGTGTGTTAATTCTTGTGTTTAATTCTTCCCAATTTTTTAGTTTTTCGTGTTTTTCTAATTCACTGTCAACGTCAAGATGTTCTAGTTCACTTATACCTCTTTGTAATTTTTCAAGATTTGTCTTTTTATTTGTTTCCCAAGCACTCTGTTTTATCTTTAAGCTATCTATAGTATCTTTAATTCTTTCATTACTTTGTTGCTTGGCATTTATATTTGCGTTTTCTTCTGTAATATTATCTCTAGTTTGTTTAATTTTTTCTTTTAAGGTTTCTGCTTTTTCAGAAAGTATTGTTATACCAAGTAGTTGTTCAATAATATCCTTTTGATCATTTACCTTCATGCTTAAGAATGGTTCTGTATATGTGTTTAAAGCAAGTATATGCTTAAACATGTTATGACTCATTCCTAACAGTTCATTTATTGTTTCCTGTGTTTTACGGCTATCACCTTGACTTTCGTCAGTCATTTCTTGTTCTTGATCATCAACAAAAAATTTCAGTAGATTAGGACCACGTCCTCTTTCTACCTTATAATCTGTGCCGTCTTTTTCAAAAGTTAAAGTAACCAACATACCTTTGTTGTTGGTTTTGTTAATTAAATTATTTCTTTTAATATTTGTTAGTGCTATACCATACAAAGCATAACTTAATGCGTTTATGATTGTTGTTTTTCCAGTTCCGTTTCGAGAACCCATATCATCTCCGCCTTGATCAAGATTTTCACCAAGTACAAGAGTAAGTTGTTGTTTATCAAAGTCAACTGCTTGGGTTTGATTACCCACACTCATAAAATTCTTTACTGTAAGGCTTTTAATTTTTATCATAGTTCGTCATATATCCTTAACAGCGTGTTTTTATCATATTGTTCAGTATCAATTGCTGTAATCTCCTTCGTTACAATCTGATCTACACTTTCAAATGTGCTTATATCAATATCAGTGTGTATCTCTTCATCCTTTTGACTTGGAATAAGTGTTATTTCTCTACAGTCATATTCGTTTACAAAAGTTTCTTTAATAAAACTAGCTTCTTCGTATGATATAGGTAAGTCAAGTGTAACTCTAAGATACATTTTACTTTTTAATAGTTTTTCTTTTTCATCTAACAGTTTAGAAAGTTTTAATGTTCTATATTTTGGACAATCATCCCAGTCTATGTATACTGGTTCCTTGTTGTTTTCTTTATCAAGGATCATCATGCCACGTTTGTCATCCCATGCGTCTGCGTAGTTGTGCGGAAAAGCATTTCCTAAATAATGTATTTTTCCTTGTACCTGTCTTTTATGAAAGTGTCCTGAAAATACGTAGTCTTGATGTTTGAAGTGTTCAGCCTTCAACTCACCAGTATCTGGCATCTGTACCATAGCATTCATATAGAAGTTAGGAAGTTCAAAATGACCAAACATATATTTTGCTTTGATCTTAGAAATCTGTTTCCATTCTTCACCTACTAACCAAGGAACAAGAACAACATCATCTTCTTGTAATATTTCATCTACGTAAGTAATACCAGGAATGTGTTTACCAAACTCTAACGAATAGATATCGCGTTTATCTTTGTAATACAAGTCATGATTACCAGCAAAGAAATAAAATTTTTCAAATGCCTTACCTAGTTTTTCTAAACACCTTGTTGTAGTATCAAGTGTTTGTACATTAATAGTATTTCGATTGTGATGCCAATCTCCACAAAATATTCCAGTTTCACAACCGTTTTCTTTTGCTTTTTGGATAAACCAATCTACAAATTCTTCACAATCCTGTAAATGAACTTTACTGTTAGACTTCAATCCAAGATGGATATCAGTAAAAACCGCCGCTTTTTTAAACAAAATACAATCCTTCCTCTAGCATTATAGTAGAAAACTAAGAGTTTGTCAATCAGTTTTTTGGGCTTTTTGGGTAGCCAAATTATGGTCACGCTGTTGACGCTCCCATTCTCCTTTTGCCTGTCTAGTGTAACTAGGATTCATATGATTCATTTCTAAGATGTCATCTCTAATATTTTGATTTCTTTTTTCTATATTAATAACTCTTACAAATGAATTTGTCACAGCCGCAGTATAATACGCAAAAGGATTATTAGATTTGGATTCATCAAACTGTAATCCAATCTGAGACAACTGTAATATTGCCTGTCCACGCATCTCATCATTATATGTGTATCCTCTCACATTTCCACGGGTAGCATATCTATCACACAGTTTCATCCACATCAAGGCAAGTTTATTTGTTACCTTACCACCTTCTTTGGTAAAATTACCATTTTCCATACCGCCTTCCCAGTGACTTTTACCTACGCAAATAAGTTCACCGTTGTCATTAAATTTATAATGCTGGAACGGAGGAAAATTTACCTTTGTTTTTGTGTCTGCTATTGTTTTAGGATTTTTCTTACGTCCTGGCTCTTCAGGAATATGATCATACATCATAATCCTAAATATAACATCCGTTTTTTCTATTTTTCGATAATCAATAGCAAATTCTGCTAATTTTACTCTTTTACCACTTTCTTTTGCCTTTTCAAATGCCTTTTGCTGTAATTTTTTTGCCTTGTTCCTTTTTGCTTCTGCTATTGTACGGACATTTATTTTAGACACACTAGGTAATATTATATCAAAGTCAGCAAAATCGTTGTCCGTAAAGCTACAAAACGATGATTTAGACTTGTGAATCTCTGCTAATATGTCTTTGTTGTTTAAATAATTAATTCTTTTCATTGGTTCTCCAAGGTTCATACCACATTATAATATACTCTGTTAATTTTGTCAACTAAATAATAGTAAGGAGTTAACCAAATGACAACATATTTCAAAAACGGTGTAATAAGCAAGAATGGTGTAAACCAAGGCCAAAAAGAACCAACCGAAGCATTCAAAAGTGCTGGACAAAATACAAATAGCGGTAATGCTCCAAGTTGGTTAACAGAATCACCAATGTACCAAGGAATGAAAGAGACAGCACAGAATATATATGATGGTGTGTCAGGCGGTGCTGAAAATTTAGTTAGTAACATTCGAGCAAAAGGTTTAAAAGGCGGTGACGCTGAGCTAGGCACTACGGAATCACAAGCATACTGGGGACAGTCCACAGTTGAAGATAGAGATTGGCGTGTCAAACTGAGCTTGCCAAAAGATTTTGAAAATTCACCGATTATTTCGCCTTTGATCAACACAGGAGGAATGATGTTTCCTTATACTCCTACGATTATTTTAAGTCACTCAGCAAATTATAACCAAGTGGCTCCTATACATAATAATT